ATCTGGTTTCGGGGCGGCCCCCGTCAAGAAAGAGGGTGGGGCGCTTGCATATGATACCGCGCAGGAAAGTTTCACCCAGCGGTATGACCACGAGACGATTGCTATGGGCTTTTCCATCACCGAAGAGGCGATGGAAGACAACCTGTATGACAGTCTGTCATCGCGGTACACTAAGGCTTTGGCTCGCGCTATGGCCTACACCAAGGAAGTCAAGGCGATGGTTCCGTTTAATACCGGGTTCACCGCCACCACTGGCTACCTGACTGGCGACGGCGACCAGTTGTTCTCTACCTCGCACAGCATTGTGCAGGGTTCAGACCTCTCCAACCGTCCCAGCACAGCGGTCGATCTGAATGAAACGTCAATCGAAGACGCTACCATCCAGATTTCCAACTGGACCGACGAACGCGGTCTGTTGGTTGCCGCACAACCAGTCAAGCTGGTCATTCCGACCAACTTGCAGTTTGTTGCCACCCGCATCCTGAACTCACAGTATAGGACTGGTGTGGCTGACAACGATGTCAACGCCATCGTTCATAACAGCACGGTTCGTGACGGTTACACCGTTAATAACTACCTAACCGACACGAACGCTTGGTTTTTGAAGACGGACTGTCCAAATGGGTTGAAGTATTTCAACCGCGTCCCGCTTTCAAATTCAATGGACGGCGATTTTGATACGGGCAATGTCAGGTATAAAAGCCGTGAGCGTTACTCGTTTGGCGTTTCTGACTACCTCGGTGTATATGGTTCGCCGGGTTCGTCCTAAGTTTTTTTGGACGAAAAAAGGGGGGGGTGCCGCTGGTGCCCCCCCTTTTTTATGCAAAATAGTTACGCACATACTGTGAACAAACATTGTCCGGACAATATTTATGGTGGCGTTCCTGAAAAGTTCTCGTTACACTCTCAAGAGCATTTGAATGTGGCTGGCCTCATGCTGGTCATGGTAACCTAATAGGAGAACTGTTCAATGCCTACACATTTTACAAATGGCGTTTCCAACGTCATCTCCGGTAATCCCCTGTATGAATTTGGGATGCTGGACCCCACCAAGTGGCACATCTTTTGGGATGATTTCAACCACGAACCGCTTTCGACTGAATGGACGATTACAGCGACTTCCGCTGGTGCTGGCACTTCCGCCATCAGTACCCCCGATGAAGCCGGTGGCCTCGCTCGTATAACTACCGCAGCCGATGAAGATGATGGAATATTTGCCCAGACCATCGGTGAAATCTTTCTACTGGCAAGCGGCAAAAAGGCTTTTCTAAAAACCCGCATTTCAGTTGGTGATGCTACCCAGTCTGATTGGGTTGTCGGCTTGCATTCGACAGATACCACGCCACAGGACGCAACCATGCGTTGGTTGTTTGAAAGCGTTGATGGTGCTGCCACTGTTTATTTCAACAACGACGACAATTCTACCGATACTGACAGCGAGACGATTGCAACGGTGGAAGACGACACGTTTCTCACGTTGTCGGCGTATTACGACGGTAAGACCAGCATCCTTTGTTATAAGAACGATGTGCTGGTTGATACCGTTACCAGCATCACCGTTCCCGGTGCGGAAATGGCCGTTGGCTTTGGTTATCTCAATGGCGCTGCCGGTGCTGAGACCACCGACATCGACTACATCTTTGTAGCGAAGGAAAGATAGTCCCATGATGACCCAACTGACAAAGTCGGGGGGTAAGTGGGCCATCGAGGTTTCTTGCGGGCCTCACGACAAGCCGTTAGTTAAGACTTTCGCTTCGCGTGAGGTCGCTGAGAAATGGAGATACGATGTTGCGTCGGGCAAGATTGCCGCCCCAGTGTTACAGCCCAAGCGGGCAAGAACCGCCAAGGGTAAATACAAGGGCGACAATAAAGGCACCCTCGATGTTAATGAAGCCTACGCTGGGGGAAAGGCTCCCGTGAAGGCGAAACCAAAGGCAAAATCAAAGAAGAAGTAACTTCACTGACATAAAGAGGATATAAAGATGTCCAAACCGAAGGTCATCACTCTTACACCAGACATCCTAGATAGGAACGGGATTTCTACAACAGAAACGCTAGCCGCTGCGCGGCTGGACTTTCTTATTAACGGGCACTTTGCCACCGGCTACGACCGAAATGGCATCTGCCAGAGCCAGACCCCCAGTGGGGCTAACGCCATGACGCTGAATGGCGCTTTGGGCATAGACTTCCGAAGCCGTCGTGGCGCGTACATTCTTATCTATGCTGTTGGTAATGACACAGGCAGAACCTTCACGGTGGTTGGTGAGGATATCGACGGCAATCGCATCACGGAGGCTATTACCGGGCCGGGGGCGGGCCTGATAACGCTGGGTTCGACAAAGTTTTATCACGTTACCTCCGTGACGCCGGATGCGGGCACTGCCGGTGCAATCGAAATTGGCGTAAATGGATACGTCGAGTTTGACACCCCGCAGCATGTGGCTATCTATTCCGCTGGTGATGACAGCGGAGACACCATTACTCCTCGTGGCTATGACCGCTACGGCGTTGCCATAACCGATAGCATCACGGGGGCCAACGCCGGGACTAGCACCACGCAGGACGTTAATTTTGCGTGGGTTGACCGGATTACTGACGATGGGACTTCAGCGGGGGCTGTTGAAGCCGGTACGGACGGCAAATGTGAAAGTGCGTGGTTTGTTCTTAATTATCGCGGGCCTGATTTCAATGTTGGTATTGGCTGTGATCTTTCGTCTGGGGCATCCCTGACGTACACCTTACAACACACCTTCAGCAACGTGTTGGCATCTACATTTACTGACGAAACTTCGGCTGTCGCCAACAACCATGACGTGATTGCCAGTCAGACGGCAGCAGCCGACGGGAACTACACAAACCCGCCTGTGGCCTGTCGGTTGGCTATCACGACGCACTCGTCAGGCAGTGTCTATGCCAGAATAGTTCAGACCGGAAGATCGTAATGGATAATGGCCGGAATTAGGCAATACGTACAATGTGTCCAAAGCGCAATTACCGCAGGGAGTATGATAAGTATCATTCCAAGCCTGAGAATATGAAGGATAAAAATGCCCGTAATCGAGCGAGATATCACGCGCAGAAAGCTGGCAGGGTTAGCGTTGGTGATAAAAAGGATATTGACCATAGGGATGGAAACCCACGTAACAATTCTCCAAGCAACCTCAAAGTGGTGTCGCGGTCGAGGAACAGGAGTAAAAAATAATGCCGATACGTAAAATGCGAGGTGATTTTCGTCACACGAAGCCAAAATCACCGAAGAAAAAGAAGTTTCAGACTGGGGGCGGAGTGCAAACCACCCAGACGCTTATGCATCAACAGCCGTTTATGGTTGGTAAAAACTATTTGCAGCAACTCCTTCAACGAAGTGGTATTGACCCAGCAATGCTGGATCGTATGCGGCGGCAGAGTATGCGTAATCAGGCCCCCTTCGGGGTGTTTGACCACCCGACAGCCCTCATGGCGTCGAAGGTGGAGAAAGCGAAGCCTGCGAAAATGGCCGGTAAGGCTGGCGGAAAGGTTTGCCGTGGTGCCGGTGTCGTTAATCGAAGGAAAAAGACGAAGTATATCTGATGGCTGCACCAACTACATCGGGGACTGCTAATTTCAAACTGGATATTCTCCAGATTTGCGAGGAAGCCTTTGAACGCGCTGGTGGGGAAATGCGTACGGGCTACGATTTGCGCTCGGCCCGCAGGAGCCTTGAACTTCTCGCCTTGGAATGGATGAACCGTGGGTTAAACCTGTGGACGGTCACAGAGGCTTCTATTGATTTGGTTGATGGCACTAAGACGTATTCTCTTGCTGACGACTGCATTGATGTTCTTGATGCTGTTATTCGCACCAACACTAATCTCGCAACCCAGACTGACACTGCGTTGACACGGCTTTCGGTGTCCACATACGCGCAGACATCATCCAAAAACACGAACGCGCAGCCCACCAGCATGTATGTGAACAGGCAGAATCGGCCAACAGTAACGCTCTACCCGGAGCCGGACGACAGTACGCAGGATTTTGTCTATTGGTATGTAAGGCGTATCGAAGACCTTGGCGACAACACCAACAACAATGATATGCCGGAACGGGCAATCCCGGCGCTGGTTTCCGGTCTGGCCTTTTTTATCGCGCTTAAACGCCCTGAATTTGAAACCCGCATTCCTACCCTCAAGTCGCATTATGAAGAACAATACGAACTTATGGCCCAAGAGGACCGCACAAAGACATCCCTACTGTTTTCACCGCTTCAGGACTCTATCGAGGTTAATTTGACGTGACCAAAAACTTTGCAGCAGGAAGACACGCCATTGGATTTTGCGACCGCTGCGGCTTTCGTTTTCCGCTTAGTGCGCTGAAATGGGAGATGCAGGATAAGCGTCGCAATGGGTTACGTGTGTGTGGGGAATGCCTCGACCCAGACCATCCGCAGTTGCAACTGGGCCGTTTTCGTATTTTCGATCCACAGACGCTGGATAGCCCGCGTCCTGACAACGCCCAAATAGCCAGCCAGAGTTTGTTTGGTTGGAACCCGGTTGGCGACAACATTTCACTGGAAATGACCGCAAGCGTTGGTTCAGTAACCATTGCGACATCATAGGAGAACAAATTATGGCAAAAAGAAGTGAAGAGCAAAAGAAAAAAGACAGAAGGGTAGCCGCCCGAAAAAAATTGGCAGATGAGAAGAAGCGAAAAGCTGAGAAAGCAAAACGCCCACAGGGGTTTGAGGGTGGAAAAGCTGCTCCGAAAGATAGAGATCCTGCTACCACTAGAAGTGTATATCGGGGGGAAAGAGAGATTCATGACAGAGAATATAATCCGAATTATGGTCTTTTTGGTTCAGGGGGAACTAGAACGAAGCGTAGTTGGGCTGGCCTCCCCGGACGAAAGACAGATGTGGAAAACGTGAAGGGGGGAAAATATCGTGGTGCAGACTGGCCTGCAATATCGACTTACGGCGCAGAGCAAAGGGCGATAGAGAACCCCGATCCGGGCGCTCATCGGGGTCAATCTGTTGGTCCTCACTATAAACGTGCAAAAAGCCGTAAGGCTGGTGGAAAGGTAGGGCTTGGACCCAAGATGGCAAGAAAGAAGGCATACAATAGTGGTGGGCAAGTCAAGTTAGGTCTCAAGCCTACAAACAAAACCACGGTAACGGCCAAGGGTATGGGGGCTGCAAAGCGTGGCGGCAATTTCAAGGTTTGATCCAAGGGCTAACCAATGAACTATGCTGAACTAACCGCGTCGATACAGACGTACACGGAGAACACGGAGACAGACTTTGTTGCTGAGATACCTACCTTTGTTAAACAGACAGAGGACCGTATCCAGCACATCGTCCAGCTTCCGCTTTTCCGCAAAACATCTACGACGCAGTTGGTGGCTGATGACAGGTTTCTAAAGGTGCCGTCTGATTTTATCGCACCGTATTCGTTGGCGGTGCTTGATGCATCATCGAACTACTCGTACCTTCTGAATAAGGATGTGGATTTCATACGCGAAGCATACGACCAGACTACCACCACAGGCCAACCACGGTTTTACGCCATGTGGGATGAAGATACCTTTATTCTTGGGCCAACACCTAACGCGGCGCTGACTATTCAGCTTAATTTTTTCTACAAACCAAACAGTATCGTTGATACCTCTACGACGTGGCTTGGTGACGAAGCCCCGGCGGCGTTGCTGTATGGCTGTCTAGTGGAAGCCTATACCTTTATGAAGGGCGAGGCTGATCTCATAACTGCCTACGATACACGCTTCAAGGAAGCATTAGTGAAGCTGAAGGAGCTTGGTGACGGCAAAACCCGTCAGGATATGTATAGGTCGGGGCAAATTAGGGTGCCTGTACAATGACGATTAACACAAGCGCAGATATGGCAGTTGGAAATGTGGCCGTCCATGTTACAAAAAACAGGGGGCATTCGGCGGAGGAACTTACCGAGATGGCCCTTAACAAAATCATTCTTGTTGGTAGCGATGCGCCGGAACCAATAAAAGCGCAGGCTTTAGCTTACAAAGAACGCCTTCGCGCTGTGTTATTGTTTTATATGCGTCAAGCAATGTTGAGCGAGCGCGTAACCATGAAGGCTGAAATAATGGCTGAACTAAAGGAGAGCATGTAATGGCTATATCCCAAGCCCTTTGCACGAGTTTTAAGCAGGAAATCCTTGTTGCAGAACACGACTTAACAGCCTCTACAGGCAATACGATCAAGGCGGCCCTCTATACAAGTTCTGCCACCTTGGGGGCAACGACAACCGCATATTCTGCGGACAATGAGACCAGCGGTACGGGCTATAGTGCGGGCGGCGTGGCATTAACCAACGTAACTCCCACTCTTTCAGGCACAACGGCCCTGACAGATTGGGCAGACGCAACGTGGTCAACGGCCACGATTACCGCCCGTGGAGCACTTATCTATAACGACACACACGGTAGTAATGCCTCAATTTTGGTTCTGGATTTCGGTTCTAACAAATCAGCTTCGGCAGGGGATTTTACCATCCAGTTTCCAGCCGCTGACGCCAGCAACGCAATTATTAGAATCGAATAGGGAGTAAGGGTAAAGAGGGCGATATGGTATGGCATGGGGTGGCAGCACTTGGGGTAGTAGGGTATGGGGCTATGGCGATTATACGCAGGTGGTTACAGGTATCGGTCTTACGGGGAGCGTTGGGACGGTTCTTGGTAAGGGGGGGACTTCGGTCGTTATCACGGCGAGTTTTAGTATGACGATGTACAGTGGCGAGGAGTATCAGTGGGGTGGAGTTGGTCAAACTGATTCAGTGTATACTTGGACAGAAATTGTTACGGCGTAGGAGAATTTTAGATGGCTAGCACAGCATCAGACCTAATCAAGTTTGAAAAAATGACGACCGGTGAAAAGTCCGGTACGTGGGGGACGCTGGCAAATCAGTCCATGTCGCGCCTTGAGGAAGCCATTTGTGACATCACCAACATCAGCTTGGCAAGTCTTGGCGGCGCTAATTATACGCTTGATGATACACAATACCTTGAACACGATGATGCTTCCCCAGCCCAAGAAAGTCATGTGGCGGTTATTAAGGCTACCGGCACCATGACGGCTAATGAAAAAATTATCGTTCCACTGAGAAACAAAACATGGTGGATTTGGAACGCAACCGGCGGCGCTTACGCTGTAACAGTTGGTGGGGCTACCGGAAGCACGGTCACAGTCCCGCAGGGCTATCAGATGAATGTAGTGTGCGATGGGACCAATGTCGAAGCCTTAACCGGCCCTGTCGATGAAGATGGTGACCCACGGGCGTCTTCTGCAACTGTTAAAGGTGTTGTTGAGCTTGCCACCGACGCAGAGACTGTTACTGGTAGCGATACGGCTAGGGCAACAACGCCTGCTAACGTAACGGCCAAAATGGCTGCCCCCGGCACTATTGGTGGTACCACACCTGCCGGAGCAACATTTACGACCATTAAGGGCGATACGAGTCTTGAATTAGCGACGGGTGCGACTGTTACCGGCATCCTCGATGAGGACGCTATGGGGTCGGACAGCGCCACCGAGCTTGCCACTCAGCAAAGCATCAAGGCGTATGTAGATGCTCTTCAGACGCATGTCGATGTAGGCCAGCATACAATCTGGATGCCCGCTGGGGCGATGGAGGCTGCGGTGACGACTGCCGCTGCAACATCCAACGCGGTAGAAGTTGGGACTTCACTGTTCGCCGCCAGAACGATGGACTTCGTAACCGGCTCAGATAATTACGCCTATTTCGGAATACAGATGCCTAAGAGTTGGGATGCCGGGGCGCTGATTTGCCAGTTCGTCTGGTCAGCGACGGGCGCAAACG